TTATGTGGGGGATAGTTATCGTTCGCATGTCGTGCGACACGGTCGAGTTCATCAAATAAATGATCAAACCCTACAAACGCTGAACGTGGGAATAGTGCATGTACACCTTGTGCTGTCATGATTGACCTCCTAAATTAAAGCAAGGTTATGTTGCTAGGACCGGACCAATTCCGCATCCGTTATTATATATACAAGAACTTATAAACTTCAAGTATATATTTGAATTTTTTTGGCTGATGAATTGGATCAGGCAGACTTCCGAAGATCTCCACCATTTTTTCCAGATGTTTTTCTATTTCTTTCGTATTCATTAGCGCATTTATCACCACAAAAAATTACCCAACTTGAGTCAATTACTTTTCGAAATTCTTTTTTACAATTTGGGCATGTTTCTTTTTTATAGTTCATTTATTTCCTATATTGTATTTTGGACAAAGTTCCCATTGCTCTTTATCTTTAAAAGCAATGATCTTGATTTGTCTGAGAGGTGCTACAGGTTTAGCTGATTCAGAATTTTCAATAGTAATTAATCCCCAATCAGACATGAGTGTTGCAATCGTGTTTCTACGCGCAACATCATTTTCTTCTAAGTTTGATTTCTTTCCGTCTAAAAGGAAAAGTTCTTTGAAGTGAACAATAAAGTATCTGCCTTGTTTATGTAGAATGTGACAAGACTGAAACAACTTTTTGTCTTTTCTTGATGCAACTCCGATACGAGTCAAAGTTTCTCTAACTTTCAAAAAATCATCTGGTTCGTTGAGTGTTACCTCGAGCATCTTGCTCGGATTCCATTCTACAAGATTATTATTTTCTTCCACCTTTATTCACCTTTTTATGTAATTCATTCAATGCTTCGGTGGAAAAAATATTAAGAACTTGCAGGGCTTTTTCTTCGTTATAGCCATAATATTCTTTGATAACTTCCACGTCACTATTAGTTTTCTTTTTATCCCATTTTGAAAAGCGTTTCCGCTTACGAATTATATTTATAAGAAAATGAAATTGTAGAAGATTATCAATCTGGTGGTATCGATTTATCTCATTTGCTGCAAGAACAGTATCAGGAAAATATGATAGAGATCTATTTACCATGAAACTATTGTATTCTTTTTCAGCGATATCATCAACCATGATATCTTTTTTTGTGTAATTAATTGAGTTTAGATATTCAAACGGATTCATACAAACTCCACATTTGCCATGATTTCCGTCATACATGCCACAATGTTAAGCTCATGATCAGCAACAAATGCATTCTTGTATTGATAGTCCGCCAAGATCAAAACGAGCTGAGGGATTGACTCGGGTTTGATCTTTTCATTCATGCGGTCATAAACTGCACGAAAGATAGCTGTGGCGTCAGCATCAACATTTTGCGCTACCCATGAGCGCATCTTTTTAAAGTCTTTTGTCTTTAAATGTACAAATAAATCGTTATAATTATCATTAGCAACTTCAGCTACTTGAATTGCTCCACCAATAGAGTTGCGTTGGCATTCGTTAATAACACGACGCCAGTCTGGAGCAAACTTCATAATCATATCAGCAATTGCTTTTTGATTATATTCTACATTTTCCGTTTCAAGAATTGACTCCATTCGTTTCATAAATTGAAACGCAAGTTCTGCCATTTCTTTCTTAGTGGTATTAAACTCATAAACACCACACCGTGAGTGTAATGGTTCAATAATTCTATTCTTAAAGTTGCATGTTAGGATAAATCGGCAGTTATTTGCAAACTCTTCAATAAATCCACGTAACGCTGGTTGAGTTGATTGTGCATTAAGATAGTCTGCCTCATCAAGGATAACAACTTTGTATCCACCTTGGAGTGAGACTGTTGATGCAAATTGTTTAATCTTTGTTCGAAGTGTATCAATATTACCAGATTCCGATGCGTTAATAATAATCCAATCTAAATTCAGCTCGTTGCATAAAGCTTTAGCAACTGTAGTTTTACCAAGACCGGCCGTTCCACTAAATAACATGTTAGGTAATTCACCACCGTTTACAATCTTTTGGAAGGTGGATTTCAATGTATCCGGAAGGATACAATCAGAAATAGTTTGAGGTCGGTACTTTTCGACCCATAAAAAGTCACTTGTCATAATATAATCTCAAAAAGGTGCGAAGGGCCGAAGCCCTTCTATTATTCAACGTTAACAGCTTCTTCTTGTTGAATTTGCTCAACAAGTGAAATTGCTTGTACACATTGATCACGGAGTTGACCAATAGTAGAGAGTTCTTCTCCCTTAAAACCGCCACGTTGCGTGACAGCATCTACTACAGCAATAGTTGAACGTGAAATGCGGTTAGCTAGATCCGCAAGTTGCTTTTCGTTATCTGTACTCATATGAGCTCCTTAGTTCGTATACGAAGATGTTTTTTCTAATGCAATCCAATATTGTACATTAGTTTCTTTATTTGTAAAACTAGAAATTAGTTTAGACGAAATACTTACGTCATAATCTCCAGGAAGGATTTTGAGATTTGAAATATTCATTACAAAATTAAAGTTGGCATCACCAAAATCGCCGTCAACATCGATCGAAAATGCATTTGACGTTGAGTTTTGGCTTTCAACCACCGAAAGACTTAGTACTCCATTCTTGCCAGAAATAGAGACTTCATTATGTCCAAGAGCAGAAGCAGCACGTTTTAATTTATTTAACGTATCACCGTCAAGTGTAAACTTGACATCGCCATCAGGCATATTAATATCTTTTTGTGGGGTTGTCAAAGTCTCTTCTGGAGAGAAGAAATATTTGACCTTTGAACGACCAGTAGAATCACTTACTGTGACATACTCATCTTCAAATTTGAGTCGCGGAGTATCGACAAGTCCAAGTACTCCGATAAATTCATTGAGATCGTAGATACCAAAATCTTTTGGAAACTCTACATCAACTACAGCTGTAGCCAATACGTTACGAGCTTCTGAGATTGTTTTGACAGTATTGCCAGCACGAATCATCAGATTCTGGTTGATTGTTGAAAAGTTCTTAAGAACTTGTAGGGTATTTTCACTTAGTTCCATCATATACTCCGTGTATTATGTATAGCCCATTATAACACATAATGGTCCATATGTAAATCATTATGCAACCATCTTACTAAAGTTTTTGTCCTTGATAAATTCAATCTTCGATCTGAACTTACCGTCTAAAATATCACCTTTATGTGATATTACGAACACATTTGTATCACTTAAATGTGATAATATTTTCTGTAGGTTCTCTACACCATCTACATCCAATGAAGAATCAAACGTCTCATCAAGAATCAAAAGATTTGTTGAGATTGAGTTCTTCATCTTAGCGATTTGTCTCCATGTAAAGAGAAGACTTAAGTCAATACGTTGTTTCTCACCTTCAGAAAATGAGTCGTATGTAAACTCATCTCTATGGCGTGATCGAATCGTTTCTTGGAAAGACTCATCTAGATCAAAGTGAACAAAGAAGTCTAGAATCTGCAGATACTGATTAACGAGTTTATTTATCACTGGTAGATACTGTTTAATTATTTTTGTTTTAATACCAGTGTCTTTCAGCATTTCACCAATCACCTCATTGTACGATCTTTGATCACTTAAAAGAAGTCTCTGTTCCTGTAGTGAATCTTTCTGTTCGGCATAGGTTTCAAGAGTTGTCTCTGCTTCTGCCAGATCGGAACCACCGGACTGCATTTTTCCGAGATCACTTCTCTTAGATGCCAGACTTTCTGAAATCTGCTGGAGTCGTTTATTGTTAGATAATAAGTTATGCTGTTTGTTCGTGACAACCGCCTGTACTTTATTTGCGACTTCAATATCTGATCCAACTTTATTCGACTCTTCATCGATAGTAGATAGTTTTGAATTGATCGACTTGGCGGATGTGGAAGCTTCTGAGATCTTTTCCTGCCTGAGTTGATCACCAATATGTTGGGAACACGTCGGACAAGTGCTATTCTCCTCAAAGAATTTTGTTTCCTTAACAAGTTTTTTGATTTCTGATTTGAGTTCATGCTCATGCTCCTTGAGCGTTGAATGCTTGGAATTAAGCTTAACAAGCGTCTCTGATACTTTCGAGCTATTGGATTCAATGAACGTCCCGAGCTCAGTGTTTTCGTCCGTGAGTCGAGTCTGCTCCGCCTCAAGCTCAGCAATCTCCTCTTTAATCTTATCTGCGTATTCTTTATTGAGAGCTTTGACATCTTTGATATACTTTTTTTGAGTTTCAATCTTGTCTGAAATGAGATCGAGTTGGTATGCAACTTCATTAGTCTGGTCCTTTAATGAAGCATTCTTTTCTCGTAGAATCTGATTCATCTTACTAAATACATTGATATCTAAGAGATCTTCGATCACCTCACGGCGGTGGCCGGCTGGGAGTTGCATAAACGGAATAAAGCTACTACTTCCCAGCACGACCACCTGGTGGAAACTCTTATGGTTTAGCTTCAGAATATTCTGTTCCAACATTCTCTGGTATTCTTTTGCATGAGACTCTTGGTTAAACATCTGACCATTTTTATAGATCTCAAACTTACCAGGCTTAATGCCTCGAACAACTTTATACTCTGTCTTACCAACATTGAATTCCACCTCAACCAAGCATTGCTTCTGATTAATTGAATTGACGAGTTGCGGTTTATTAATATTACGATGGGGTTTACCAAATAGGCCAAAAGAGATAGCATCTAACATTGTAGATTTACCAGCTCCGTTTTGTCCCACAACCAATGTAGACTGAGACCGGTCTAATCGAATCTCAGTAAAGTTATTACCAGTACTTAGAAAGTTTTTGTACCGGATTGCTTTAAACGATATCAAGTGCCTGCGCCTCGTTCATCAAATCACCCATTTCATTCTTAATACGATCTTTATTTAGATCGGTATCAACATTGTCAATGTAAGTATTGAGCAATTCGCCAGTATCTTCGAGGTTAACACCTTCGTCTTCAACATTTTCACCAATAAACTCCTGAAAGTTTTCTGCAATTTTGAGTTCATAAATCTTACGAGACTGAATACGATCTAAGAAACGTTCAAAGACAAAGTGATCTGAC